AAAGAGATGAATGGAGACATTTACGATTTGATGTGTTTACATGAGGTTGGTCATGCTCTTTGGACTGATAATGATGAATGGATGGATATTGTCAAAAAGAAAACTGATGATGATGTTCCTAAGTCATTTATTAATGTTACTGAAGATGTGAGAATTGAGAGAAAAATCAAATCCAAATATCCTGGCGGTGTTAAGTCATTCTTGAGGGGTTATTCAAAACTCTACAAGGATGATTTTTTTGGTACTGCAAACATGGATTATGAGACTATGAACCTTGCAGATAAAATCAATCTTCATGCGAAAGTTGGTTCATTAACTGGAATTACTTTTAATGAGGAAGAAACTGAAATATATGATTTGTGTAAAAGTGCAGTAACTTTTAAAGATGCAGTTGAAGCTGCAAAAGCTCTTTATGCATACTGTAAGGAACATAACGAAGATACAGATTGTATGTCTGATGACCATGATATGATGGGCCAAGAGTGGGAAGAATCAGAAGATGGTGAGGAAAGAGAATTTGAAATGTCCAGTTTTGAAGGTGAAGAAACTGATGGTGAAGATTCTGAAAAAGATGAATGTGAAGCACCAGTTGATTCCTGCAAAGATGGTGAAAGTGGAAGTGGTGATGAAGAAGGTAAAGAAGAAGAAAATGCTTCTGGAAATTCTGATGCAGAAGGAGAAGGTAAGAAAACTGATGAAACTGCAAATACTGGTGGTACTGGTGGTATGGGTGAAATGACCAATCCAATCCAAGCGGAAACAGTTTTAAATTGGGAACAGAATAAAGAAGATTTAAATGATGATACTGGTAGAGATTATTTTTACTTGAATATTCCAGAGTCAAATTTGGACACTTCAATAATCAATTATAAGAGATGTATGGAAACTCTTAAAGATTGGTATTATGTAAGTGGAATGGTTCATGGAAGTCATTACAGAAATGACCTTGAGGCTGCTAAAGTTCAATATGAAAAAGCATGGATGGAATCTGCATATCAGTATGCAACTAAGATTGAAAAAGATTCCATGAAAACAGTCAATTACTTGGTAAAAGAGTTTGAAATGAAAAAGTCTGCGGATTCATACCAGAGAGCTTCAGTTGCAAAAACTGGTGTTCTGGATATGTTGAAGATGCACTCTTACAAGTATAATGAAGATGTTTTTAAGAGAATCACAGTTGAGCCTGATGGAAAAAATCATGGATTGGTTATGTTCCTTGATTGGTCTGCTTCAATGGCACATCAGATACATGATTGTTACAAACAATTACTTCAAATTGTTTGGTTCTGTAAAAGGGTTGGAATTAAGTTTGAAGTTTATGCGTTTTCTGATTCTGCTTGGGAAGGTTTTAAAGAGATTGAAAAAAATGCAAGTGGACAATATGCTGATTCTCCTACTTGGAATTACAAACATGGAGATTTGCATTTAGGTAATCATTTATTGTTGAATATCTTTTCAAGTCGTATGTCCAAAATGGAATTGAAAACAATGGTTCATTACTTGACTATGGTAACTTACTCAATAACTTATCAGTATGCCCATCATTGGAATATGGATTTTAATAATAGTGAAATATTAAAAAATATTCCTACTGAATTTAATGATTTCAAAAAATATAATGGTGTGTTGAGTATTCCTTATGGATGGAATTTGGGTGGAACTCCTTTGAATGGTGCGATTGTCAATGCAATGAATTTCATTCCAAAGTACAGAGAAAAAAATGGAATTCAAAACTTGAACATAGTATTTATTACTGATGGAGCTTCTAATGACAACAGTAATTGTAGAATGAATTTTAGTGATGATACCAAGTATGACCAAACAGAATATTGCCGAGATGGTAAAAAAGTTTATTATGATCCTATCACTAAAAAACAATATCTCAGAAATCAGTATGGAAGAAATAATCAAGTAACTACTACAGTAATGTTGAATATGTTGAAAGATAGAACAAAATGTAATGTGGTTGGATTCTTCCTTGCACAATCTTCTGGAAATGGCCGAGTGTCCAATAGAGACATTCAGTATATGTTTCCAAATCAAGATATTAATGGTTTGAGAAAGATTCTAAGGAAAGATAAAGTTTTGACTTGTGAATCAATGGGATATGATGAATATTACTTGGTTGCTGGTGGAAAAAGTCTTGCAATAGATGATGGTGAACTTGCCGTAAATAGTGAAATGACTAGAGGAAAGATGGCCAAAGGATTTGCAAATTACATGAAAGGAAAACTGGTCAATCGTGTTCTTCTGAATAAATTTGTTGACCAAATCGCATAATGGCCAAAAAAAGACTTGACATATTTTTCTGGTTATGAGATAATATAGTCTGAATGATTGAGAGAGGGAAATCGTTTCCCTCTATTTTTGATAACTCCAAATGGAGAATTTATTATGAGTTTAAGTCCAGCAAAACAAAATTTCGTGGACATTGCAACCGCCAAATATGGTGAGGGTGCAGTTTTAACTAAACAAGAAGTTGTTGATGTTAGAAATGAAAATAATTTAGGGTGGCCAAGTTGGTTTGTAAGATCACCTTATAAAGTTGGTCGTGGTGAATATAGACTTCCAACTGAAACTGAAGGAACACCAAGTGTTCCTGTAGAAGTTCTTGCAACTGAAGTTGCAGAAACAAAAACTGTAGTACCAGATACTACAGCAAATCTAATGATGACAACTGACATTGACAAAATGGTGCCAGATAAGTTTGATGGTTTTGTGCCTTGGGGCTACTTCAAGGAAATAAAATCCATTATCAAATCCAAGATGTTTTACCCAATATTTGTTACTGGACTTTCTGGTAATGGTAAGACTCTTAACGTACAAGAGGCCTGTGCCGAACTTAAACGTGAATGTGTCAGGGTAAACGTAACCATTGAAACTGATGAAGATGACCTTATTGGTGGTTTTCGTTTGGTTGATGGTGAAACCAAGTTTAACTTGGGCCCAGTTGCGATTGCAATGGAACGTGGTGCGGTTCTTCTGTTAGATGAAGTTGACCTTGCATCAAACAAGATTATGTGTTTACAGCCTGTTCTGGAAGGTAATGGAATCTACGTTAAAAAGATTAATCGTTACATCAAACCAGCCAAAGGTTTCACAGTTATTGCAACTGCAAACACAAAAGGCCGTGGAAGTGATGACGGAAAGTTTATCGGAACTAACATTCTGAACGAAGCTTTCCTTGAAAGATTTCCTATCACAATGGAACAGCCTTACCCTGCAATGAGTACTGAGAAAAAGATTGTTCTTGGTTCAATGACCAAATATGGTAAAGTTGATGAAGATTTTGCTGACAAATTGGTAACATGGGCTGAGGTTATTCGTAAGACCTATTTTGAGGGTGCAGTTGATGAACTGATTTCAACCCGCCGTCTTGACCATATCGTTAAGGCATACACAATCTTCAATGACAAATTGAAAGCGATTGAAATGTGTACCAATCGTTTTGATGAAGATACTAAATCTTCATTCCTTGACCTCTACTCTAAAGTAGATGCGGGGGTTGACCTTAATGATGAAGAATCTGAGGAAACTGAGGAAAAAGAAGAAGAAAATTCTGAAATGCCTTACTAATCGTTATAAATAGTAGTATGGGAATCAGAGACATAGGGTTTCTGATTCCTACTATAGCATCTGCCTTTTGGGGATGCGCTTTTATTAATCTTGCTAATAAGGAGATAATTATGGTTACGCAAGTATCAACTTTCGATCCATTTCGGATCAGAAAATTTGGAGTAGGCTTTGATTCAATGGTGGATCAACTAACTTCAGATTTTTTCACAGATTCCTTTCAAGGAACTCAAAATTTCCCACCTTACAATATCATAAAAACAGATGATCTTAATTATGACATTGAAATGGCGGTTGCTGGATTTTCAGAAGAAGATTTGGCCATAGATTATGCAGACAATGTTCTGACAGTATCATCTAAAGAAACTGAACCTTTTAAGGATAGTCAAGAACCTGAGTATATTCACAAGGGAATTGCTGTTCGTAAATTCACAAAGAAGTTTACTTTGGCAGAAGATGTTGTTGTAAATTCAGCATCTATGAAAAATGGAATGCTTACCATTTCGATGGAAAAAGTTGTTCCAGAAGGCAAAAAGAAACGCTCAATTAAGATTTCTTAATGTCACAGGGGGTGAAAGCCCCCTAAATTATTTTGGCCCAATGTCAGAAAAAACTTGACATTGATATAAAATTTTTATATAATAGTACATGAAAGGTAAGAAAAGTTTTTACCTATTTGAAAACTCCAAAAGGAGAAATTGTTATGAAAGCAACTGATACAATAGACAATCTGGAAGAACTTGAACATATTCCAGAAGATAAAAAAGACCGATATGAGGAAGGGTTGCGGGTCAAAAGGTCTGTATCTTGTACTGTTATAGAATATTTTAAAGCCATTAAAAATAAAATTATAGACCCAAATCCTAAATGTAATAGAATAGATCGCGATGATTTAAAAAAGAAACAGGGAATATTAAATGTATTATTTAAAGATGCAACATTGCCTGATTTTTCGTTAATTTGGAAAGAAATTTTAGATGGAAATTATCGTTCTAGTCTTGCTGTTAATGATGGAGGTCATCGTTCTAGAACTATTTTTGAATTTATAGAAGGAATAATTACTACAGGCGAAAATTGTTATTATCATCCAGACGGACTTTCAAAAGAATATATTCCAAATATGACTTATGCTGAAATTAAAGAACATCATCCTGCCGCAGCTGAAATATTTGAAAAGTTTGAATTGATATTAACTATACAATGGAATTTATCAGCAAAACAAAGAAAAGAAGATTTTGATGACCGAAATGAATCATCAAAAGTTGAGGAACAAGAAAAAAGAAATGCTCATGATGATAATGTTGTTGCAGAATGGATTAGAAATACTACAAAACTTGTAGATGGTGAAAATAATGAAAAAATGATACATAAATTATTCAATAAAGAAATTATTGGATATGACAATAAAAAGATGATACATGATGAAATTCTTGCAAAAATTCTTCTTTTAACAACAAAAGCAACAGTTGTTACTGACCATAGCCATCCAAATTTAGATGAATTATATCTAGGTGGTTCATATGCAGCTGGAGATAATGGGATATATTATTCACATCCTAAAGTCTTTAAGAAAATGACAACTGAAGCTTTAAGATGTTGTGATTTTCTTTATGGTGTATTATCACATTGGCCTACAAAAAGTACTGCTTCAAAATCTAAATTATCAACTACATATGCTCTTATTAGATGGTATTTTACATATAAACATGATATGGCTGATAAAAATGCTACATTCTTATGGAATGATGAAATAAAAATTGATTATAAAAAGTTTGCAGATGAATTTCATACCTTACTTCATAAACTAACAACAGATAGTAAATTAGGCATATGGGTAAAATCTCAAAAAAAGGAAAGAACATTTCTTGATGCATTTACAGGGTATCTTGGAGAATTTAAAGATACTGAAAAAATTGCCAAATCAAAAGAATGGATTATGAAAGAGTTTTATAAGAGTGCAGGAAAGTTCGGTGAGAATTTTGGTATTACTTTATTTGATAGTCGTGAAACTTTTGATGCAAAAGACATTGTTAATAGATGGTTAGATAATGATAAAAAAGATGATCTTGGCAATCCTATAGAAAAAGATGATATAAGAGGCGACCATGATATTCCTAGATCTTGGGGAATTAAAAAAGGTGGTGTAACGGAGCCTTCAAATATGAAAATTTTAAACGAGACTCACAATACCAAAAAAAGTAACAAGATGACTTTTAATGAATATGCTGAGTCATTAAAGATTACTAAGAAATAATAACTTGACTTTTGAACTTTATTATGTTACACTATATGCATGATTGATTATAAATTTAACGAAGGTGAAATCCTAAAAGAAATCCAGAAGTATGTGGACTCAACTTATGAGCAACATTATGCTACTGGTAAAATCCAATCTACCGAATTTATACTTGATACTGGCCATGGTTTGGGATTTACTATTGGTAATATTATCAAGTATGCTCAAAGATACGGCAAGAAGGATGGTTTTAACAAGAAGGACTTAATGAAAGTCATTCATTATGCTATAATAGCTTTATCTATACATAAAGGTGAAAATGAAACTAAGTAAACATACGTTAAATATGTTAAAGAATTTCAGCGATATTAATATGTCGATTGAAATCAAAAAAGGAAATATTCTCAGGACTGTATCAGTTCAAAAGAATATTTTAGCACAGGCAGAACTTGAGGAAGAATTTCCACAAGACTTTGCAATCTATGAACTGAATCGTTTTTTGGGAGCAGTATCATTGTTTGATGACCCCGAACTAACATTCAATGGTAAGTCTACCAATATTGGTACTGGTAGACATTCAGTAGATTATGTCTATTGTGATCCTTCCATGATTGTCACACCGCCAGAAAATAATATCACATTTCCAGAACCAGAAGTAAAATTTGTATTATCTCAGGATGCACTTTCTCAGGTAATGAAGGCTTCTAATGTTCTAGGAACACCAGAGATTGCGGTTGAGTGTGATTCTGGAAACATTAACATTAAGGCATTAGATGTTAATAATGATTCTACAGATACGTTTACAGTAGCTCTAGATGAAAAGTCTGATAACAAATTTAGGTTTGTATTCAAGACTGAAAACATGAAAATGTTGCCTGGAAATTATGATGTAGAGATTTCCTCAAAAGGAATTTCACATTATATAATGCAGGGTCAAAAACTTGAATATTGGATTGCTACTGAGTCATCTTCCTCATTTGGAGGCTAGATGAATAAAGATATATTATGGGTAGAAAGGTATAGACCTTCTACCATTGATGATTTAATTTTACCAGAAGAAATAAAAGGTACATTCAGAGAAATAATCAGTCAGGATAAGATTCCCAATTTAATCTTGAGTGGTAGTGCTGGAGTAGGAAAGACCTCTGCAGCTGTAGTATTGTGTAAATCCCTAAACTGCGATTATATTATTGTCAATGGATCTGATGAAGGTCGATTGATTGAAACGCTTCGTAATAAACTTACACAATATTGCAGCTCAGTTTCCATGTCTGGTGGAAGAAAAGTAGTAATTATGGATGAGGCTGATTATATGACGCCTGATTCAGTCCAGCCTGCAATGAGGGGTTTCATAGAAAAGTTTTCTAGTAACTGCTCATTTATCTTCACTTGTAATTTCAAAAATAGAATTATAGAACCTATTCATTCTAGGTGTGCAGTAATTGATTATCGTATTAGTGATACAGATAAACAAAAACTTTGTTCTGATTTTATGAATAGGTGTATATCTATTCTAACAGAAAATAACATACAATATGATGGTGCAGTAGTTGCAGAGCTCATTATGAAACACCTACCAGATTTCCGTAGGGTATTGAATGAGTTACAACGATATTCGGTTTCTGGAAATATCGATTCTGGAATCTTGCTAAATATAAGTGATGCAAACATGAAGGAGTTAATCGAATGTCTGAAGTCTAAAAACTTCAAGGGTGTTCGTAAATGGGTTGTTGATAATATTGATAATGACCCTCAGAAAATCTTTCGTAAGATATATGACCATTTGTATCAATCAGCAGAACCTAGTACGATACCTCAAATAATTCTGCATATTGCAGAGTATCAGTACAAGTCTGCATTTGTTGCAGACCAAGAGATTAACTTAATGGCCTGTTTGGTAGAAATTATGACTAATGCAAAGTTTAAATAATATGATTGATAAGTTGATATGTGAAGATATTAGTAATAATGTTTTAGATGATGATGTTGCTGTTTTATTGTCAGGCGGAGTGGATAGTATTTCTGTTGCTCTTGCAGCTAAAAGTCTTGGTAAAAATATTCATGCATATTCCTTTTATCTTGACAATTATGAAAATTATGACTATAATAAAGCATATGAAATTAGTAAAGTTCATAGTTGGCAGTTTACAGGAATTGTAATTGATACTTCAAAATTAGAGGAAGATTGGTATAAATTAGTAGAATTGGGTTGTAAGAAAAAGACCCATTATGAGTGTGTATATCCATTTATGTATGTATACCCAAAGATAAAAGAAAAGTATGTATTGTCAGGATGGGCCGCAGATGGATATTTTGGAGTAAGTAAAAAGGCACTCATTAATTATAAACACACTAAAGAAAAGTTTGATGAATTTAGGGATAATTATTTTTTACCAGAAAATCAAGCAGGGTATTTGTGGCATAAAAAAATATCAGACAAATATGATAAAATATTTGTTACTCCATACTTAACTAAAAAAGTTAGAGATTATTTTTATAGTATGGATTGGTACGAATTGAACGAGCCATATCAAAAACATCATGTACGAACAGCATTTAATATAGATAAGGATGTTAAAAAACATTTGAATTTACAATTAGAATCTGGTGTAGATGTACTGTTTGAAACATTGCTAAATAATAGAAAGATAAACTTTAAAAATAGAAATAGAATGTTGGATGTGTATAGGGATTGGAAAAATCCACCAACAACAAATTTAGAAAGGTTTTTATGAAATATGTACCATATTTTTTAGATGATGTTAATAACGCATCAGCTCAAAATAAATTTAATGTTATTTCCACATTTGCTGGTGGGGGTGGTTCTTCTACTGGTTATCGTTTAGCAGGGGGTAAGATTCTTTGTATTAATGAATTTGTACAGGAAGCAAGAAATACTTACCATGAAAATTTTCCAGAAACACCTATTATGCCAGACGATATTAAAAAATTAACAGGAAAAGATTTTCTTGATATTGCAGGACTTAAAGAAGGGGAACTAGATATTTTAGATGGTTCGCCACCATGTTCTGCATTTTCAATGGCTGGTTCTGTAGTTCATAATAGGGGTAGAGAAATTAAAATAGATTTATTTGGAAACGAACAAGAATACAAAGTATCAGGCAAACATTCTGATGGTTGGAATTCAACCAAAAACTATTCAGATAATCATAAAGTAGAAAATATAGAAGATTTATTTTTTGAATTTTTACGAGTAGCCAAAGATATTAAACCCAAAGTTATTGTTGGAGAAAATGTAACAGGATTAACTATGGGTGAGGCTAAAGAATATTTTAATAAAATCTTAAAGGAATTTGAAAATATAGGATATGATGTTTCCGCACAAATTTTAAATTCTGTAAATTTTAATGTTCCTCAAACAAGACGCAGAGTTATTTTCATTGCAGTAAGACAAGATGTAACTACTGCGATTGGACTTACCTTTTTAAATATTGCTGGAGTATTTCCAGTTGGAAGTAAAGAAGAAATTTCTCTAGGAGAAGCATTTGAGGGTTTGGAATATGACCAAGAAGAAATAGACTATCTTATAAAAAGATGGACTGCATCTGCACATTATAAAGATACAGTTGCACTTATGCCTAAAGACCCTAAGAAAGTTTTGTCTGGTGCAAACTATCATCCTAAAGGACATCACTTTAATGTAAAAAGATGTTCCAGATTTAAACCAGCTCCTACACTTACTGCAACAGGAGCTGAAGAAACTGGAGCTGGTGGTTGTCATTGGAGTGAACCTAGAAAGTTTACAATCGCAGAATTAAAAAGAATGACTAGTTTACCAGATGATTTTATTCTTACTGGTAAACATTCTCAAAAGGCAGAAAGATGTGGTAGGATGGTTCCGCCACTTATGATGAAAGCAGTTGCAGAAGCTGTTTATACTAATATATTGGAGAAATATAATGGCTGATTTTACATTTGCTCATAGAGAAGAAGGATTTGATGAGCATATTAATAATTCTATTAGGGGATATAGTGACCTATTACAAGATGTTATTTCTTTATCTAGATATTTCATTGAAGATAATACAACAGTATTAGATATTGGTTGTTCTACTGGAAAGTTGACAGAGGCAATGTTGAATCATAATTCAGACCATTGTTCTAATGCTAAATGGGTTGGTGTAGAAATTGCAGATGGTTTTAAGAAAGACCTTGATGAAAGACAACAAAAGTTAGTTAAAAGGGGTCGTGATGTTGAATTTAAACATCCAGTAGATATTTTAAAATATAGAGAATGGGCTGGAACTAGTCTTGTAACATCAATATTTACCTTGCAGTTTATGTCTAAAAAAGATAGAATGGAGACATTAAGAAACATTTATACTGGACTAAATGAGGGTGGTGCATTTATATTTGCAGAAAAAACAATATGTGAATCTGCTCTAGTACAAGATATGATTACCTTTAATTATTATGATTATAAACGCAAGACATTTACTACAGAAGATATAATGAATAAGGAAAGAACTCTAAGACATATGATGAAACCATTTACATGGAAACAAATTGAACATATGGTATCTTATGCAGGATTCAGTACAGTACAACCTTTTTGGAGAAATCATGCATTTGTAGGTGCAATAGCTATAAAAGAATATGGTAGGTCTTAATGTATGATTTGAAAGAATATCTTAAAGCAATTAATCAGACTAAAGAACCTTTAATGGACACAGCTGATGAGATGTGGGAGAAAAAATACCCTGCATTTGTCGTAAATCGTTGTGTTTACCCATTTTCAGACACTATCCTATTAGTAAATGAAATGAATATTTACAATGGGTTAGATAACAAACTTCAATTTCATTTTCTACTAAATAGTACTAGGTCAAGGAAGCGATTTACACCTTGGCTTAAAACATCTAAAATTAAAAATTTAGAGACTATTAAAGAATATTTTGGATATAGCGATCAGAGAGCAAAAGAAGTTCTCAATGTTCTTACGGATGAGGATATATCCTATATGGAAACAAAATTAGATAAGGGTGGAAAATGACTGAAAATTTAAATTGGACATCAAATGATATGTTAGAAGTCTCCCTAAGTGAACCAGATGATTTTCTGAAGGTTAGGGAAACTTTATCAAGAATTGGTGTTGCATCTCGCAGAGAAAAGAAGTTATGGCAATCTTGCCATTTACTTCATAAGAAAGGCAAATATTACATTGTCCATTTTAAAGAACTTTTTGTATTAGATGGAAAAAAATCAAGCCTTACAGAAAATGATATAGAGCGAAGAAATACCATCGCAGGATTATTAAGTGATTGGGGTTTAGTAGGTTTAATAGGTGAAGCAGAACCTAAAGCTCCATTGAGTCAAATTAAAGTATTATCGTTTACAGAAAAAAACGATTGGATTCTTGAACAAAAATATAATATAGGTAAAAAGAAAGATGAGTGATATTCGCTTGGTTAAGTTAAAATCTGGCGAGGAAATTATTGGTGATGTAACAGTTATAAGTGATGATGTTATTATATCCAATCCTTGCCAGCTATTACCCACAGAACAAGGTATAGGATTTGCCCCGTGGCCTCCTTTTGCAAAACATGATAATGTAACAGTCAAAATGGATTGGGTTATTTGTATAACCGATCCAGTTGACCAAGCTAGAGACGCGTGGAATTCTAAATTTGGTTCTGGTATTATCCTTCCCAATGTACAGTTAAACGGATAGAAAAGACTTGACATTTTCGTTTTACTGTTGTATAATAGTTTCATTATGGATTTTTATACGAATGTAATTAGTTACGGCAATAGTATTCTTGTTCGTGGAGTAAAGAACGGAGAACGAATAACTGCCCGTCACAAATATCAACCTACCCTTTTCGTTCCTGTACAAAAGGAAACGGAATTCAAAACGCATGATGGAAGATTTTTAGCTCCTGTCAAGCACCAATCCATTAAATCTGCAAAAGAATTTCTTTCACAATATTCAGAACAACAGAATTTAATCTATGGTATGACTAGATACAATTTTCAGTATATTTCTGATAATTGGAGAAGTGATATTGAATGGAATATGGATGATATTCTAGTGGTAACTATTGATATTGAGGTTGCTTGTGATAATGGATTTCCTAATGTTGAAGATGCTCCAGAGGAAATGCTCTCCATTACAATTAAGAATCACCAATCAAAACAGATTGTCGTATTTGGTATTGATGAATTTAGGAATGATAGAGATGATGTGCATTATATAAGATGTCAAGATGAGGATGAATTACTGCAAAAATTTCTAGGATTTTGGGAAACACACAAGCCAGATGTTATTACAGGATGGAATTCTAGATTTTATGATATGCCATATTTGATACATCGCATTAAGTATAGATTTGGTGAAGATGAGATTAAGAGATTGTCAGTATGGAAAACAGTATTTAAAGATAGTGTATACATTCAAGGTAAGGAACACGTTTGTTATAATATATTTGGTCTTGAACAATTAGATTATCTTGATTTGTATAAGAAGTTTACTTACTCGGCTCAAGAGAGTTATAGATTAGACCATATTGCATTTGTTGAATTGGGTGAACGTAAAGACCCAAACCCATACGATACTTACAGGGAATGGTACACTAAAGACTATCAATCATTTATTGAATACAACATAAAAGATGTGGAGTTGGTAGATCGTCTTGAGGATAAGATGAAGCTTATTAATCTAATTCTCACTATGGCCTATAGTGCAAAGTGTAATTATAATGATGTATTTTCACCAGTAAGAATGTGGGATGTTATTATTTACAATTATTTGAGAGATAGAAATATACAGATTCCACAAATGGTCAGGAGTAGTAAATCAGATGCATATGCTGGAGCATATGTTAAAGACCCACAAGTAGGATTACATAAATGGGTTGTCAGTTTTGATTTAAACTCACTATATCCACATTTAATCATGCAGTATAATATATCCCCTGAGACTATCAAGGGAATGCATAGAACTGTGCCTACTGTAGATAAAATGCTATCACAGGAATTTGATACATCTTTTTTAAGTAAAGATGAAACTGTAACTCCAAATGGTGCAATATTCGGCACTACCAAATATGGATTCTTACCAGAGTTACTATCTCAGATGTATAATGAACGTAAGGAAGTTAAGAAGTCAATGTTAAAGGCTCAACAAGAGTTTGAGAACACAAAAGACCCTAGACTTCTTAATCTCATTTCCCAATACAAGAACAAACAGATGGCACTCAAGATTGCATTGAACTCTGCATATGGTGCAATGGGTAATCAGTATTTCAGATTTTATGATATAAGAATTGCAGAAGCTGTAACATATGGTGGTCAACTTTCCATCAGATGGATTGAGGTCGCATTGAATAAGTATTTAAATGAACTGTTAAAAACTGAAGATGAAGATTACATACTTGCCTCTGATACGGATTCTGTTTATATTACATTTGAAAAATTAGTTGACAAGTTGAAACCGAAAGACCCTGTAAAGTTTCTTGATACTATTTGTAATGATACGATAGAGAAATTTATCGGTGAAAAGTATCAAGAACTTGCAGACTATACAAATGCATATGAACAGAAGATGGTCATGGGCCGAGAGGTGATTGCAGACAAAGGTATCTGGACTGCAAAGAAACGATATATTCTGAATGTCCATAATTCTGAAGGTGTTCAGTATGCAGAACCAAAACTCAAGATGATGGGAATTGAGGCTGTCAAGTCATCAACTCCACAAGTTTGTCGTGACAAGATTAAAGATGCATTGAAACTTATTATTAGTGGTACTGAAAAAGACCTTAATACTTTTATACAGGATTTTCGTAAGGAATGGTTGGAACTTAAACCAGATATGATTGCATTCCCACGCTCCTGTAATGGTCTTGGTAAGTGGGCAACAACGAATGGTATTTTCAAGAAGGGTTGTCCTATGCACGTTAAGGGTGCTTTACTTTATAACTACCAACTCAAAGAAAAGAATTTAATCAAGAAATATCCTGAGATTATGGAGGGTGAGAAGATCAAGTTTGTATACTTGAAAAACCCAAATCCATTTCAGACAAATGTATTTACATTTCTTACAGAATGTCCTACAGAATTGGAAGTGCAAAAATATGTCGATTATGAGAAACAGTTTGAGAAGTCATATGTCGAGCCATTGAAGTTTGTTACGAACTCTATTGGTTGGATGATTGATGAATCATATGGCACTCAAACAACATTATTAGATTTTTTTAATTAAGATGAAATTAATAAGTCCTAACAAAGATTCTTTGATTTTACGAGATTTATCTGAATCTGAAGTAGAATCTTTGATTAAATTGTTTACTTCAGAAGTTTGGAATGCTGAGTATGATTTTCCAGAGTATCCAAAATGGGATAGTTGGTCAGAATTGATACCTTTAACTTTTTCTGGCAAATGCATTTCAAAAGAAAAATTATTAGAATTTACAAAAACTGGTGTATACAAAACCTATCATGAAAATAATTTGATTTATATTGGGGAAACTCGTTCATCAACAAGACATGGTATGTGGGCAAGAAGAAATGATTTTAAGAGTACTGTTAGGGGAAAACTAAATCAAAATGGAATTTGTACTAATGGTATACAAAATCCATACGGAAACGGAACTAAATTTTTAGAAATATTTGGTGTAGAGGAAATGAAAAATGTCAGTCATAGATTTCATGTAGTTCATCCTCTTTTTTGTAAACAGGCAGAATTAGAACAATTACAGATGTTTTATGATGAACATGAAAAATTACCAGCCTTACATAGTGAGATAGATTATAACAGAATAACGAAAAAAGAAACAAATTTATTAGATTTTTTTAACTAAAGGAGAATATGGATTCAAAAGAAGTAATAGAACATAGAATGTTCGTGGATGATGTAACAAGTGATGCCACTTTTGATTGTGATGTCTTTCTGGAAAGAATTAAAGAGTTACAAGATGGTGATGCAGCTTGGGCTAATCCACAAAGATTGCTCACAGGAGCAATAGGAATTTGTTCAGAAGGTGGAGAACTTCTGGATTTGGTGAAGAAAATAATTTTTCAAGGTAAAGAACCTTCAGATGAATTACGAACCAAAATAAAAAATGAACTTGGAGATGTCATGTGGTATGTCCAACAAGTTTTGATAACAATGGAATGGGATCTAGAAGAAGTTCTCGCTGAGAACACTAAAAAATTAAGTGGTCGTTATCCAGAAGGA